TCACACTTCCATCAAAGTTTCACCGGGCGGCTGCCCGGCGGGGCGGTGGACGATGAAGCGCTGGCCGTCGCGGGCCACGATCACGGTCTGGCCCACCGTTGGGGCCTCGCCCTCGCCGTAGCCCACCCAGGTAGTGAGGCCGCTTTGCAGCGTTACCGAGGCCCGGCGCTGGGTGGTGGAAACGGCCTGCACCGTGCCGGTGGTAAAGGCGCTCGGCCTGGTTTTTAGAATCTGCTCCAGCATCAGCGGGTCAGCTCCATATAAAACGAAATGTCCAGGGCGCTGGTCAGGCTGTTGGGCTCGCCGGTTATACGGTGGCCGGTCACCTGGCCCATTGCGTCGATGCCCCGGCGCGTGCTGTTCAGCCGCGCGATGTCGCCTGGCTCGGTGTCCGGCAGATGCACGCCAAGGGACACCGCCCGGGCGATGTTGGCATGGGTGTGGGCGTTTATCTCGGCCGTGGCGCGGGCCTCGATCAGCCGGGCGTCGCGGTAGATGCTGTGGGAGATCTCGGGCAGCTCCACGAAGGCCCCCACGCGCAGGATGCGGGTGTCGTCGCCCTCCTCGCCGCTGACGGCCAGGTGCCACAGCATTTCCGGCTGAAACAGGCTCACCGTCACCGCGGCGCCGGCTTCCGCCGCCAAGAAGACGGGCATGTCGGTGCCATAGATGCCCGTGGCGCCGCTGGCCTGCAGGTTCGTTTGGGCGCCGGCATCGGCGGCCGTCAGATAGAGTTCGGCGGTAACGCCCACGCCGTCGTCCAACAGGCGGGCGAACCATTCGCGGTTTTCGGCAATATTCCAGCGGGTCAACGCCATCATGGCCTCACGTCTCCTCCCGTGTCACGCTGCGCAGGCGCTGGGCGATCACGGCCTGGTAGCTGGGCGCCTTTTTTACCGCCCACATCACTATCGCCAGGCTGTCCAGGCTGGTGCCGTCGGTGGCCCGCAGGTCGAGCCCCAGGGAGCGCAGCACCTCGGGCGACACGGCCTCCAGCAGCATGGCAATATCCTGCCGCTGGTCGTAAAGCGCCTGCAGGGGGATGGCCAGGTTTTCCAGCGCGCGGGCATAGGCCCCCAGGCGGGCGCGGATGTCGGCCTGCACCAGGGCCGTGGCGTGCATGGGGGCCGGCAGGCTGTCGGCCGCCAGGCCGCCGCCGGTGGCCGCGGCCATCAGCCAGGGCCGGGCGTCCACGAGGGCCAGCAGGATCGCCGCCAACGAAGCCGGCAGGTCGCTTATGTCGAACCCCGCCGCCCGCAGGCTGAGGCGCTGATCCTCGAGTGCGGTGTAGATGGCGACGTCCGGCGCATCGTACCCGGACGGCGGCGTGTAGCTGAAATCCGCCAGGGCCGTGCGGATGGTGGCGGAGTTGCTTACAATCGTGTTGGAATAGTGGGGGTACAGGGCGGACGCGCCCGAAATGCCGGCGTCCTCGAAGTGCGGGTAGTCCCCGGTGGCCGGGTTGGCGCCGTTGCGCCATGCGCCGCCGCGCCCGAAGAACAGCTTGCCGGCGGTCTTATCCAGGGCGAACATGTAAACCACGCTCGCCGCCACGCCGTAGACATAGGCGCCCTGCACGCTGTCGTGAAAGCGGTAGTTGTTGTGGTTCCAGCTCCAGGCGTCGGCGGTGTGGCCGGCGGCGTCGTCTTCGTCCGTGTTCGGCCCGCAGATCCCAAAGCCGCCGGTGGCGGCCGAGGTGCGGTTGTCCAGATAGATTTCCCAGTATTTCTTGCCCGCCAGGTCGTCCACCCCGATGGCGCTTTGGTACGTCCCGGCCGCGTTGGCCGTGGCGGTGACGTTGCCGGTGCCCGACAGGGTGATGTTGGCATGTGTTTTTGTTGGGTCCCAGCCGCCCATTGCCTACGCCTCCGCCAAACCGCTGGTGGGGTTGCCCCCCGGGGTTCCGGCCAGCCAGCCGCGGGTGGCGCCGCCGCCCCACTCGCGCCCCCAAACCCCATGTTGATGCACCACCTGGCCGTCGCCCACACGCCACATGTCCACAAGGCCGCCGCGCCGGCCGCAGATCCAGACCGCCTCCAATCGCGTCCGGCCGCCGGTCAGCGCCTGGCTGGCTTCGGCAAACACGTTGTAGGCCTCGAAGCCGCTCAGCCGCAGGCAATGCCCGGTGGGCAGGCCCATTGCCAGGCCGCGAATCCTTTTGCCGGGCGCCATGTCGCCCCAGCCGAAATCCCCTCGCACGTCGGGCGTTTCGTGCCGGCCGCCGCCGTCAAACGCGATGTCGATACGCCACGGTTTCAATCGGGCTCTCCTTATGAGTACAGGTAGCGCAGGGTCAGCACGATATCGCTGTTTTCCTGGGGCGTGAACGTGCTGGCGATCACCTGCTTGATGTTGAAATAGAGATTCTTGGCGGCGGCCAGGGCCGCCGTGTCCAGGGCCACGCGGCTGGACGTGCCCGCCAGGGGCGTGCCGCTCCAGGTGGCCGATCCGGGGGCCCCGTTGGTGGTGGCCACGGCCTTGAGCGTGCTGTCGGCCGGGGTGCCGCCCCCCAGGAAGTCATCGGCCGTGCTGTCGTGGTCGCTGTCGTCCCAGGCCTCGAGGTAGGGGATGCCCGCCGTGGCGCCGTCAAAATAGATGGCGAACACATAGCGCGTGTCGCCGCCGCTCTGCTCGCCGCCCGTGGTGCCGGCCAGGGGCACCTGGTCCAGGATGCTGGCGGAGTTGTCCTTGACAAAGGTCTTGGGGGCCTCCAGGCTGCCGGACGACGGGATGATCAGCGGATAGATGGTGCCGCCGGAGGCATCGCCGTCGGTCTGCTGGTCGTCCAGGAACAACAGCTGGTCGTTGACCAGGTCGATCACCACCCAGTTGCTGCTGCTGCCGCCGGCCCCGCCGGAGGCATTGCCAATGTTGGTGCCGTCGTTGGCGGTGTTGTTGTATAAAAACGTGGTATTGGGTTTAGCCATTTTCTCCTCCTGTGGCGATGCCGATCTTTTCCAGCTCGGCCTCGGCGGTGTTGGGTCGGTAAATGCCGCGCCGGCATCGCGGGCAGACCCATTGGCAGTCCCCGGCGTCGCCCCGGTGCAGGCGCATGGCCGCGCCGCAGTCCGGGCAGCTTCGCGGCCGGCGGCGCAGCTTGCGCCCGACGGAACGGCGGCGGTAGGCTTCCCGGGCCCGGTTCGCGGCGGTTGCGGAAATATTGCGCTGTTCCTCCGCCTGGCGCGCGGCCAGCCACCGCATGAACGCCTCCGGGGCGATGCCGGCCCGGTCCAGCGAGGTCAGCACCGTGCCGGCCTCGGTCAGGGCACGTGCCCCGAATCCGGACAGGACCCGGTCTATTTCGGCTGGGCTCGTCATATGCACACCCACTCGTAAACAGACTGCGAAACCGCCTCGAAGGTGGCGCACACGCCGGCCCCCATGTTGTCATAGGCCTGCTGGCAATAGGCGTCGTTCGCGGCCGCGGGCCGGTAGGCATAACAGCACGGCCAATCGCCGCTGGCATCGGCGGCGAGCAGGGTGGAACACAGGCTGCCCGGCAAAAGCGCCGGGGTGCCCGATCCGCCCGGGACTTCGTAACAGTCCCCGGCGCCGCAGGGGTCGCCGTAGGTGAGGCACATGAAGCCAGACGCGCCGCCGTATCGGCGCAGGAAGTCCACCTGGCGGTATTTGCCCTCTGTCTTCGTCAGCGTGATGACGGTGCCGTTTTCCTGAATCGTGTCCGGCGCGCCGAACAAGACCGGATCCAGTTCGGTCTGCGCCCACGCGCCGTTGTCCACGTTGCGCACGCTGCCGGTCACGGTGTCGCCATTGGCGTCGGTCACGGTGATGGTGGCCGAGCCGCAGGAGTCCTCGTCGGCATGCAGGATGTTGCCGCGCAGTTCGGTGCTGTCGTACTCAAGGGTAAAGCCGTCCCCGGCGACACTCCAGCTAAACGGCCCGCGGCCGTAAAGGACGTAGAGGGCGACACTGCTGTTGCTGTTGATCGTGTCGGGGTTGCCCGGCGCCCATTGCAGCCCGACGCCCTGGCAGTCCGCCAGGCAGTCGGCCAGGGCGTCGGCCTCGACCTCGCCGCGGGCCTCCCAGTAGGCCGCGTTGTCGCCGTTTTCCTGATAGGTGATGCCCTCGTCCTGCTCCAGGATGTCATCGATGGTGCGGTAGCTGCCGTCGTCGTAGCCCTGGGTGGTGCCGAAAACATTGATTTCCGCCCGGCAGGCCTCCTCGCAGGTGCAGCCGGACTCCAGCGCGCCGCCGAAACGCTCGTCGGCCGGGGCCTCCGGGTTGTCGGACACGTTGGCCGGGGCGCAGTCGAATTGCGGTTGGCTGTCGTCGCACTCGCTGCGGGGCCAGCAGCCCACCACGCCGTCCTTGACGCAGCAGGATTGAGAGCTGGCCCAGTCGTCGCCGCTGGTGTTGTCGCACTGCACCACGCTGCCGTCGTCCAGGGTGCAGCCCAGAGCCCACTCGGTGTCCAGCTCGCCGTCGCTGCCGCCGCTGCCGCCATAGGCGCCGCCCTCGTAGTCGTCGCCGGTGCTGCCGCTGGTGGGGTCGGTGGGGTCGGTGATCTGCAGGCTGGTCTCGGCCTCCAGGGGGGCCTCGCGGTTGGTGACCATCGAGGCCCGGAAATAGGCCGTGCCGGACGCATCCCCCGCGGCAAAGTAGTTCAGCGCCGCCCCGCGGGCCGTGTAGCGCACGATCAGGCCCGTGCCGGTGGCCAGCGCGGCGGAGAGGTCCACCACCTTGCCGGCGTGGGCGCTGTAAATGTCGGCGCCCGTGGGGTTGCCGTCGATGTCGGCCCGGTAAACGCTGATCGTGCCGTCCACCGCAAAGCGCTTGATCGTGCACTGGCTGACCCCGGATATTTCGTTGACCGCGTCGGCGGGCTCGTTGGTGACACCCACGCTGCCCAGGCGGGCCGTGGTCCAGGAGAGCGCGCCCAGGGCCGTGCGTTCCCACACCCGCACCAGGCGGCCGTCCGTAATCGGGCCGCCGCCCTCCTCGGCGTAGGCGATCAGCTGGGCCGTGTGGCCGATCTCGACGCTGCGCGGGATGGCGTCCAGCGAAAGGGCGGCCGGGCAGCGGCAGCCGTTGCCGATGTAGATCTCGACCTCGCCGCGCTGCTCCTCCACGTTGGCCGTCACGGTGACGTCCTCGGCCGTGTCGCCGGCCTGCAGGTAGTTGATGGCCACGCCGGCCGTCATGTAAAACACCCGCAGGGACTGGTCGCAATAGGTCAGGGGGGCGCCCAGGGTCACCACGGTCCCGTCGATGCTGTAGCCCACCAGGGCCAGGTTTTCGCGCCGGGCATGGTCGGCGTAGGCGTAGACCCCCAGGATGGCCGACGGCGGCAGGGCCAGGGTGAATTGCAGCATGTTGTCGGCCTGCAGCTCCTCGGGGGGCATGATGGTTTCCAGGGTGTTGCTGGTCGCATATTGCAGGGCGGCGTCCGCGGCGTCGCTGCTCCAGCTCACCACCGCGCCGGCCACCGGCAGGCCGTCGGCGTCACTGACGCGGGCGTAGAGTTTGGCCAGGCTTACGCCATCGGCCGGCAGGCAAACACTGGGCGCATAAACCTGCACGCTGTAGGAGGCCAGGCTGCCGGCGGGGATGATGCGCACCCGATTGCCGAAGTCGGGCCACTCGGGGGTTCCGCCGATGGCGGCCCAGTCGTCGTCATCGATGGTCACGTCGGCCACCGTGGGCGCGTAGTCGATGGCGGTGATGATCAGGTCGCCGGCGCGATCGGCGGTGGCGATGGCCCCGGCCAGTTCGCACAGTTCCGATATAACGTCGATGGGGTAGGCGTTCTCGGCCTGGTAGGTGTAGGCGAAAACGTAGAAGTCATCGATGCTGCACTGGGAATCATCCCAGTCGAGCCCGGCCAGCTCGCACATCTCGGCCACAATGGAAAGAAAGGTGGTGTCCGTCGTCCACATCTTGGAAACGCGCGGGGCGAAGGGCGCCCCCAGGCGGGCCGTCTCGCCGCGCCCCCACAGGCCGTTGATGATATCCTGGTTGATGTCCGAAGACAGCGCCGGGCGCTCCATGTAGAACTTGCCCTGGGAAACCCAGGCCGCGTCGATCATGGTGAAGACTTCCAGCAGGGGGGCCGATGGCAGCACGGAGAAGTCCAGATCGTCGTAGAAATCCGGGTCCGCGATTTCCACGGTCAGCTCGCGGCAGTACTGGGAGAGGTCCGCCGCGATATCGAAGCGCGCCACCTTGTCGGTGATGTCCACGCTGTCCAGTTCTATTTTCCAGTCGTAAGACATAAGCTTCGCTTATCTCTGATTTAAAACCATTAACGTCAAATCATCAGTTCCGTAGGAACGAGTGTTATCTCGTAGCTCCAGCGGGCCACGTCGTGGTAACTCCAGAAGAGGTTGCGGCGCAGTTTCAATCCGTCCGGCCGCAGGAAGCGCACCCGCCAGCAGTTGTAGCCGTCCGTGAAGAACCAGGCCCCGCCCGTGCTGTAGAGCGTGCGCAGGGCGGTCACCGTGGCGGCTGTCAGGGCATCCGTGTCGCTGAAAATGATGCGCTGGTCGCTGATCCGGGCCGTCATCTCCTGGAACACGGCCCCGCCCGCGGTGGGGATCACGCTGCCCCGGCCCGCCTGGCCCGCCTCGGGGTCGTAGTCGCCCCCCAGGGTGGGGTCCTGGTCCAGCGTCACCAGCGTCGTGGGCGCCGGGCTGGCCGTCCCCGGCGTCAGGGTGGCGGTGATATCGGTGGAGTAGAAAGCGAATTTCTGGGGCATGGTTAAAAACCCTTATTGGACACGGATGAACACGGATGAACACTGATTAAAAAGATGTTTTTGGTTTTAAAATCCGTGTTCATCAGCGTTAATCCGTGTCCCATTATCTTTTACCGGTGGCTCAACCGCATGCGGCCGATCTCGCCCTCGATGCCCTTGACCATCGCGCGGATGGTCTGGCGGTTGCCCACCACCGTCATGGGGGCCGAGACACCGCCGGCGGTCAGCTCCAGGATCATGCGTTCCTCCGGAGCGCTCACGCGTCCGCCGGCGGCAAAGGCATAGGCCGCCTTGGGTAGGACGGTGGCCGGTACCTTGACGGACGGCATGCCGCCTTTAAGCGCGGCGATTATCTTCTGCCCCATGCCGCTCCAGGGGGCGTTGATGCCTTCGAAAAACCCCCTGCCGAACATCCGGTCCCATACCGCCAGGGCCTCGTTGCGCACAAAGCCCTCGCCCGGCCGAGCCAAAACGGGAATGCTGTCCACCAAACTGTTACCAGGAAAACGCCCGCCTTTGGCCATGCCCACGCGCCCACCGCCGGCACGCTCTTCCACCGTGCGCTGGTGAACGGTTACCCAGATGTCTCGCGGCTGGTTGACGAAATCGGCGACCCGCTGTTGCACCTCCTGCAGGTTGCGCAGCTCGATATCGACATTGGCCTCCCGATCGCGGGTGAGCTGCTCCAGCTCGGCCTCGATGCCGACGGCCATTTCCTCGGCCTGGGTCTTCATCTTCGCAATCCAGCCGATCTCGGTCTTATCCAGCTGGTCCAGGCCTTTCTTGACATCCTCAAGGCCGCTGACGGCCTCCTTGGTGGCATCCTTGCCCTTGCCGGCGTATTGCGACCACAGGTTAGCCGCGTCGTCAAAAAAGCGCTTGGCGTTGTCCTTGGCCTGTTCCGAGTCCTCTGACTGGTATTTGGCCAATGCCGCGTTGGCGGCCTGAATCTTCTCGATGGCCTGCAGGCGGATGTCGGCCGCTTTTTCTTCTTCGCTGAGGTTGGCGCGTTTCAGCTCCCGGATTTTGTCTTCGGTGTCCACCTGTCGGTCGGCAATGCGGCGGTTGATCTTCTCGATTTCGGCGGCATATTTCTCGGCTTCAGCCTTGGCCTTTTCGTAGGCCGCCTTGGCCTTGGTCTCGAATTCGTCGAGCGCCTCTTTGCTGGCCAGGATGGCTTCGGTGGGTTTTTCCATATCCTCGGCCGCATCCGCTGCGGCGGAGCGCACTTCGTCAAGACCTTTACTGATGTCACTCAGGCGCGCCTTGGCTTCCTCCAGGCCCTTTTTGTCGCCCGTGCGCTCCATCTGCTGGATGAGCTGCTGGTAGTATAGCTTGGCCCGGAAGAGTTCCCACTTGAGTTTCTCCAGTTCTTCCGGGGCCCGGCCGGCGATGTCGTCGGGAACCTTCACATCCTTCCAGCGGGCCAGGCTGTCAACCGCCTTGTCGTTGGCCGCCGCCGCGCGTTCGACTGCTTTATCAGCCTCCGCCTGGGCCTTGCGCCACTCGTAAACCGCTTTCCCCAGGAGGGCGAGCTGAATCACGGTAAACGCCACCACCCCGCCAAAAGCCAGCTTCATGCCGAGGGACGCCGCCTTAAAGGTACCGGTCAGCCAGGTCATGGCGGCCCCGGTGGCACGTATAGGATGTATGATGGTTTTCCCCAGGCCCAGCGCGATGTCGCCAAGGCCCACCTTCCACAACTTGAAGGCCACGCCAGCGGTGAGCATTGTGGCGATAAAGATCTTGGTGGGGGCGTCCATCTCGCGCATGCCGTCCATCACCCAGCGCATGGCTTTGAAAAGTGGAATCAGCCCCTCGGCCGCCAGGGCCGATGCCGACATGAAAAGTTCCGCAAATGAATTTTTGAGGAGAATAATCTGGTTCTGCGGCGTCTCTTCCATCTTGCGGTAGGCTTCTTCCATCGCGCCGGCGGCCGTGTCCATCTTGCCCAGGATTCCCTCGAGGGCTTCGAAGTTCTGGGTCAGGGCCAGCACGCCCGTGCGGGCTTCCACATCCGGGATGAGCAGCCGCAACTGGTCGATGGAAAGGCTTTTCTCCCGGATCTGCTCCAGGGTCGGGATCAGCCCCTGCCAGGTGATGCCCAGGGCCTCGAACTGTTTTTTGGCTTCCGGCGCCGGGGCGGCCAGGGCGTTGATGGCGCCCTTTAACGCCGTCGTGGCCTGGGGCGTCTTGATGCCGGCCTTGGTCATGGCCGCGATCGATGCGGCAACGTCGCGGAAATCAACATCCGCCGCCCGCGCCGTTGGGAGTACCTCGCCGATGTGCTGGGCCAACTGGTCAAAATTGGTCACCCCCAGCTTCACCGTCTGGAAGAGCAGGTCGTAGACATCGTCCAGCTCGTCGATGGATTTGCCGTAGGCGTTGATCACCCCGATGCCGGCGTTGGCGGCCGTCTTGGTGGTGGTCAGACCCGCCACGGCGGCCCTGGCGGATAGTTCCAGGGTGGCCGCGGATTTTTCCAGGGCCACCCCGGCGGATAAGATGTCGTATTCGGCCGCGGCCAGTTCGCCGGCAGTCTGGGGGATGGTGAGCGCCAGCTTGCGGATCTCGCCCGAGAGCTGCCCCATGCGCGCGCCGCTGGCGTCGGCAATGGTGTCGATCTCGGCCATGCGCTGGCGGAATTCCACGTAGTTGCCGAACGACCGGATGAAGGCGTAGCCCGCCGTGGCCATGCCCAGCAGGGCGGTGTGGGCCTTGCCTATAGCCGCCGACCACCCGACGGTCTCGGCCTTGAGCGCGGCGGTCTGCTTGCGCAGGTTGGCCTTGGCCCGGGCCAGCTCCGAGGTGGTGAGTTTGCCGGATTTGCGCAGGGTTTCATAGGCCTTGCGCAGGCGGTCGATCTCGGCCCGGGCGTCGCGGTAGCCGTCCAGTTTCAGCGCCGAACGGGCCATGAGCAGCTTCTGGGTGCTGTCCACCTGGGCCTGCAGCTTTTTCTGGGAGGCGGCCAGATCCCGCGTGTCGATGCCGGCCGCGGAAAGGGATTTCCTCAGCGCGTTCAGGCCGTCGCGGTTGTCGAGGTAGGCCTTCTTGAGGCTGGCGGATTTCTTCTTGGCGTCGTCGAATTCCTTGCCCAGCTTGGCCGCGTCCGCCCCGCCCGCGCGCATGGATTTGGCGAGGGCCGCTACCTGGTTCTGGGCCTCGCGCCAGGCCTGCTCGCTCGCGGCCGTCTGGCGCTTGAGCTCGGCAAAGGCCTTGACCTTGCCCAGGGCTTCGAGATCCGCCTTGAACTTTTTGACCTCGGCGCCGGCATCCTTGCTGTCGGCCTCGATTCGGATGCTGAGTTTGGGATCAGTGGTCATCGTCTGCTTTCGGCATGGCCTTTACGGCTTCGTCCAGGGCGATCATAAAAAAGCTCCAGGGATAGCCCCAGGCGTTGTGGTGCCCCAGCATGATCAGCCGGCAGGCGCAGCGGTCGAGGATCTCGCCTGCATGGCGGCGGTCCCGATTTTTGCCAGGCGCTTGATCAGGGCCGCCAAAGAAGGGTTTACCTCGGTCGCGGCCTCCATGATGGCGTCCAGATCCGACGGCGCCAGCTTCTCAATCGCGCCAAAGGACATGCCGACACTCATGGCGGCCGCCTCGGCAGGAATCGCTTCCGGGTAGAGCATGTCGATAACGCTGGGCGGGCTATCCACTTCCGCGCCGTCCAGCAGCTCCCGGATCTGGTCCGCCCGGAGCTCCTTGGCGATTTTCTTCTTGCCGTTGACGGTGATTTCTTTTTGCTTAGCCACTTTACCTTCCTTGAGAAGCCCCGGCCGGCGGGCCGGGGCCGTTATGGTTCGCGGGTTAAGCGGGAATCATCCCTACATCATCTCCACTTTGTAGTACTCCTGCCCGCTGGCCTGGGTGCTGTCCTCCAGCACGCTGCCCTGCAGGGTGACCACGCCCACGCCGTCGCCGATCAGCGGCATGTCGCCGTTCATGGCGAGTTTGACCTTGTGGAAGGTGTAGCGCTGGCGGGGGCCGGTGTCGTCCTTGTCGGTGACGATGATCAACTTCTTTTCCACCGATCCGGCGCTCATGCCGTGGATGTACTTACGGGTGACGGCCTCGTAGTCGTAGCTGACCACATCCGTACCGGTTATGCCGCCGCCGCTTTCCTTGCGCAGCATGCCGTAGTCCGGGTCCAGGTCGTAGTCCGTGCCCTGGACGCGCAGCTCGTCTTCGGCCACACTGGTGATGCAGACGTCCTCCAGCTTTTCGATGGAGGTGGCCGTGATGTAGTTGGTGTCGGCCAGGGCCTCCAGCTGCTCGCCGCTCTCGATGTCGTCAAAGGCGGATACATTGACCAGGATGAGGTAGTTGGCCCCCACGAAGGCCACCTTGGCGGTCACGCCGGAGGCGTCGCCGGTGACCGTGTCGCCCACCGCCACGGTACCGGTGATGACGCCCGTGATCTTGGTCACGAACACGTTCAAGTGCCCCAGGTCGATGTAGCGGTCGTCCACGAAGGTGGGCACCACCTGGTCGGCGTAGCTGGCGGCCTGGTTGTCGGTGTTGATGGCGCTGCCCAGGAAGGCCACCTGCAGGTTTTCTTCCGACAGCTCGCGCATGCCCATGCTGATGGTGGCGTCCCGGGCGCTTTCCTTCTCCAGGATGGTGGAGCGGGCCGCGGTGCGGTTGCTGGTGAGCTTCTCGGTGGTGACGCTCTGCCCGAAGGTGAGGGTCTCCAGCTCGCCGATTTCGACAAAGCTGCTCCCGGCCACCGCGCCCATGTAGACGCGGCCGGTGCCGTTGAAGCGGATGTTGTTGACGTTGGATCCCAACATGGCGTTTATCTCCTATTGGCTGGTTTGGGCCTGGTATTCGGCCGTGTAAATGCAAAGCCCCGATTCGGGGTTGTAGACCAGGGCGCTTTCGCCCGTGAGGCGCAGCGGGCTCCAGCCAGCCACCAGGGGGCGGCGGTGCAGGAGGGTCCGGCAGCGGTCCAGCAGGTGGTAGACTCCCGGACTGTGGGCGTCCCCCCGGGCCGCGGCGGCGTTGCCGCGCGTGTTCTGGTCGGCCACCATCAGGATCAGGCGCTGGGTGGCGTCGTCGAATTTGTTGATCGTCTTGACGGCGATGCCCGGCGCCACTACGTAGATGGCCGGAAAGAGGATCGTGACGGCCTCCAGGTCGTCGGTGTTGAGCTCGCCGGCGTAGGGCGCCAGCGTCTTCAGGCCCTCGGCTTTGAGGGTTTCCAGGCGCGCGATGGCGGCATCCTCGAAGGCTTCGAATTCGTGCATCTAAAAGCCCTCCAGCTTGTCGCGGTCGAAGATGCGGTCCGGCCCGTCGATGCTGGGCCGGTGGGTGGGGGAAGGGGTCGCGTCCGGATCGTCCACGCCCAGGCTGACAAGGCCCTTGGCCACGTCTTTCAGCCAGGCCAGGGCGTCTTCATAGCTTTTGCGCACATCGTCGTTGGCCTTCCGCCGGCGTTTGTAGAGGCGGTAGACGGCGATGTCCACGGCGCGGTCGCGCACCACGGGCGGCACCGGGGAAAGGGGCACCGTGTGCCGCCGGCCGACGTAGCTGTCGATCTCGGCCTCGGCCCCGGCGATGGCGGCGGCCACCACGTCGGCATCCACCGTGCCGGCCGAGGCGTCGTCGGTCAGGCGCACCAGCTCGGCCTCGGCCACCTGGTCCAGGATGTCGTCCTGCGTGCAGTAGGCCACTTTTTACTCCTTGGGCGGCTCAGCGGTGTGTTCCAGCACCAGGGCCACCAGGTCGGCTTTTTTGGCGTCGGCCGGGATCTCGATTTCCAGATCGGTCAAAAGATCCTTGAGCTGGGCCACGGTGAGTTTGTCCGGGGCCGCCGTGCGGGCGATGGTGCCGTCGTCTTCGGCATAGGAAACCACCAGCATGGGCTCGGCCATGAGCTCGTCAAGCTGGTCCGCGCTGAAAAAGTCGTCGGCGTATTTCTTTTCGACGGCACTGTGGGCCAGGCCGCAGCGCCGAAAGCCGTCGCGTTTGCTCGTGATAACGATCATTGGTTTTCTCCCTCAAGGGTTGCGGTTAAAGCGGGGCCCGGCCGCTCCGGGCCCCGATCAGCATGCGTTTAAAATCATCCGGCGCCGGTGGAGCCGAGCGCCATCTGCCAGAAGCCGTAGCCCCCGGCGGCGCGGGCTTCGGCGCCGAACTTGAACTTCTTGCGCATGAAGACGTCGTCCGCCTGGGGGTCGGTCTGCTGCACGAAAACAGGGGCCTTGCGCTCCTGGTAGATGAAGGGCTTGACGGGTTTCGTGGTGTCCAGCAGGAACCAGGCCGTGTCCGAGGTCAGCCGCGCGTCGGCCACCACGGTGGCCGTACCCTTGTAGGGGTTGGGCTTGCCGTCTTCCAGGCGGTCGTTGGTCATCAGCGCGTTGGCGATGTCTTCCAGGGCCGGTGGCACCAGCAGCACGTTGGGCGTGATGTTGAGCGGGCGCCCCTCGTCGTCCTTGAATTTCTTCATGGCCGTGCGGGCCGCGCCGTAGCTGGCCTGCGCCAGGGCCAGGGTGCTGATGGAGAGCGCCACGGTAAGCTTGTTGGAAACGCTGGCCCCGGCCACGAGATGGTCGGTGTCGAAGAAATACTGGCCGTCGTAGCACTCGGCCGCGAACCCGCCGTTGACCAGCGCCATCACGATCTCGTCGGGCAGCTGCTTGGCGGAATAGCCGGCCATCTGGGCCTGGGGCGCGTAGATCCCCAGGGTGTCGTCCTCGATGTCGTTGCGGTCCACCTCCACGGTGGCTTCCCAGTCGTCGTTGACGATGGTGTATTTGAAGGCTTCCAGCGCCTTCACGGCCTTGTCGCCGATCCATTTGCGCATGCGCGGGAACATGGACAGCCAGGCGTAGTCGTTCTGGCCGGTGCCCGAAGGCACCTTCATGGCGACCTTCTCCCACATGGAAGGAGCCGCGTCGAAGGCCTTGTTGAAGGTGGTTTTCAGGTTCACGAAAACCGCCGCGATGGTCGTTTTATTCACCAGCATGGTCGTTCCTCCTTGTCGGAAAGTTCAGTGTGAGAAAAGCGTTGGCCCTATGGCGGCCTACTTCATCAGCCCGGCGGCTTTCAATTTGGCCAACAAGGCGTTCAGGTCCGTCACCACCCCGGCCACGTCCACGGCCGTGCTGTCGGCCTGGGTGGCGGCCACGTTGCGGTGGCCCGGTTCGACCCAGACGCCGTCGGTGTCCACCGCCAGGCAAACCCCGGCCACGATCTTGTTGGTGCCGGCGTCGCTGGCCACGGTCTCGTCGTCTTCCACGAAGACGTCGTCGCCGATGTGGGCCACGGTCACGGCGTTGCTGTCCGAGTTGGCGTATTTGAAGGCTTTTTTGCGGCGCACCTGGGCCGTCAGGGCCCCGTTGGCGCCGCTGGAATTGTCAACGGTTTCCTCGATGCGACCGATGACGATCAGCCCGGCGCTGTCGGCCGCCTCCACCAGGTAGCCGGAAGCGTTGACCGCGCCCATCTTGCCGGCTTCCACCTTGGTGGATGCTGCCACGCCGATGGG